GCTGAAAAGGCTTGTCCATCAGGAAGTCGTCGAGAGCGGTGAAAGACCGTTGGTCACGTTAACCGGCCTTGCGATGAGAATCGTATAGGTCTCGCTCGCTGGCGCAGCGGTCGTCGTACTCGACGTGTTCAGGTATTGAATTGCCAGAACATCAGTCGCCGATATCCTGGCATTCACAACTGACAGAGAAGCCGTCAAGCTCGGCTTGTTGACATAGACGAAATCACCAAGACGGGCTCCAGAAACCGTGAAGGTCTGCTCGGCCAGCGTATTGGTCGCCACGGTCACCGGGGAAAGCGTAACGGCAAGCGTCCAGTGTTGGATGAGGTTGCCCCGGGCAATCTCTGATGGGTTGTTCGACATTTACGCTGCCTTCTCTTGCTTGAGTACACCAGTTGCGACGCAATGGTCGAAGAAATTGCCCTTCCAAACTCGGCCGCCGCGATGGGTGAAGGTCATGTCGGCATCCACCCACATCGATTCGCCGGTCTCGGCCCAGCGGCGGCAGAAGTAGATATCCTCGCCGAAGTCCTGCTTCTTGCTGCCGATCTTGAACCACGGCAGCAGTTCGGTCCCGACCCCATTCGCTTTCAGGCGATCGAACGCGCTCCGCTTGATCCGCAGGAACGCCGTGGGAATCTCTTTCGCCTCGAACAGGTAGGAGAACCGTCCACCATCGGGATTGAAATAGCCCTCGGAAATCTTCCCCGTCAGCGCGTTCTGATGGTAGATATTCTCTCCATCCGGCGAGACCTTGGCATCACGCTTCGGCACCAAACCGCCTACGATCTCTTGCGGATGCGCCAGTACCCGGCGGACCATCAGCGGATCCCAGCCGACATCCGCATCGATGAACAGCAGATCCGTTGCCGTGCTCTCGAGGAACATGGCGACCAGATTGTTGCGCGCCATGTCGAGAAAGGGATTTCCAGGCAGAAGACAGTAGTGGACCCCAATCCCCGCATGAGTCAGGTGGACACCCGTCTCGAACAGGGATTGGGAGTACTCCAGCGATACCCACTCGTCGTAGCTGGGCGTAGCGATGAAGACTTCTTGCACGGCTTACCAGTCGATCAGGGAACCGGTTGCCGGCGCAGTCCAGTTCGGCTGCGGACGCAACACCGACACGTTATACGTGCCGGCAAGCGAAGCACTAGCCGCGCTCGTCGTGGCCGAAGCGTTGTAGAACGAGATCCCGAGAACGCCAGCGGCAGAGGCTCGGCTATTGACGATCCCCAGACTCACCACCGGGCTCTGCATCGAGACGTAAACCACGTCCGTCGTCAGAAGGCCGGTGAAGGTGAAGGTCTGTTCGGTGATCGTCGCCAGCGTGACCGTCGCCGGGGCGAGAGTGATCTGGAACGCGCCGATCTTCCAAACATTGCCGACCGGGCTTTGGACGGTATCCGGCAGCGTTGCGCTGTTCGGACCCGGATTCGAGCCGTCTACGTTGGTAACAGCAGGAAATGCCATGTCCGCTCCTTAACCCGAAACCCGCGCGGCGAGCGAGCGGTAAAGTGAGGCGAATCCGTACGCCACGTCGGCCCGGGTGGGCTCCGCATCGTTGTTCACGGTGTACTGGGTGACCAGGCGAATCGAGATCCCGAGGTCATCGTCATACGCCATGCTCGCCTCGACCGCAGTCCGAGGCACCGGCAGATCGACCATTGCCAAGGCGAATGCGTCACGGTGGAAGTAGAGATTTTCCGTAGACGCCGTAGCCGTTGCCAAGCCGCCGTTGATGACCACCGACGGCGTGCCGGTGAACGAGCTCGTCGTGGTGACGTTCTGAAACTGGCCGCCGGAGATGAGGCATTCGCCGACAGTGATGGTCAGCAATCCACCGGCAGTCGCGGTGTAGACGCCCGTGGTTGCGTTGAAGGTGCCGTTCGACAGGGTTGCCGTGGCGAACTGCGGACCTCCGGGAGCGGCGGTACCGACCATCTGGGCATAGCCACCTGGCGGCAGGACCACGAAGTTCTTAAGGTTCGTGCCATACCGGCTACGGGACTGCGGATTCACCGGATAGACCCCGGCTACCGTGACCGTATCGCCCACGGTGATCGTTCCCGCGTTCCCCATGTTGGACAGGAAAAACGTGCCGGTCTGCGCCCAACCCGAGGTAACGATTGCGGTTCCACCCGCAGCAGCTGTGACACCTGCCAAAGTCGCGGCAGAGATCCCAGCAGAGGCGGTGTAGTTGGCGATGTTCGGATCTTCGAACCAATCGGCGCCGGCGGTCTTCGCGGCAACCATGCCGGTCTCGAAAAACTCGCTGATGTTCGCCTGCGGGTTGTAGAGGCCCTTGAGACTGTCCGCCATCGAGCTATTGGCGAACGGGTGCAGGACCGCGACCGGCACCATGCCCTTCGGCATACCCTCGGCGATCAGTTGCGCTCGGCAGTCCGAGAAGTTCTTGTAACTGGTCGGAGTCTGCCCCGGCACGCCAAAGCGCTGAGCAGTGTTTTGGTAGGCAAAATACGCGCCATCCGAGTCGATCCGATTGCCGACGGCGATACACATCGGCTTCAAGAAGCGCTCTTTGAAGTCGTCGATATCAAGGACCATGTTGATGGTGTTGAACTGCACATCAACGTGGTACTGATACAGGATCGAGACCGGAACGTAGGTCTCGGTCGACGGCTCGACGTTCAGAGCCGGACCAAAGGTCCCGAGGTAGCGCGGCGGCAGGCGGATATTGCACGTCCCGCCGATCTTTTGATTCTTCCGGCCATACTCTTTGTCGTACTGCCGGTTGAACTTGTCCGTGAGAATGCACTCGTTGGCTAGAACGGGCAGCGCCTCGTTCGTAATCATCGAGATCGTAAGCAGTTGGTTAGCGATGACCGCTACTCCCGAGCAAACGCATCGCGTCCTTTAACGCGAGCGGAAAATTAGATCCGGTAGCAGTGCCTTAGTGGCGCTTACGGCGTCCGAAATCGACCTTGTGTTGCGCTTGGTATCGAGCCTTGATCTCCGCGTAACTCATGTCGGCGGGATCTTTCTCGACTCTTGCGCCGGTCTCTCTCAGCGGCGTGAACACGGGCGCTGTCCGGGCTGTGCTCGGTTCCACAGGCTTGGCCTGCCCACCGTTTCGATTCGTCGCAGCTTTGGGGGGCTCGACGTTCTCTTCTTCACTCGGCCCGGCGCCGTTCGTTCGGGCCGCAGAATTACCCTTGGACCCGAATGGCTTAACCCTAGCACGAATTTCGCCAATTGCAACTAGTTGTTCTGCGATATCCAGTTTGGAAATCGACTTTAGCTCATCAGGATGGGTAGCCAGATGGTAGGAAATCTCGGCCATCAGGGAAGACTTTTGGATAGCCGCCAGCGTCACCTTGGATAGCTCGATATCCGCCGAGGAAATGACATCGGCGAAGTCCGGCACCAGTTCGGCAGCCCTGGCAAGCTGCTCCGAGGCGCGCTGCGCGATCTCCGCTTGCTGGCGCTGGGCAGCCGCCTCGGCATCCCTGGCTGCCTGTTCCCGCAGGCCCTCGGCGACGCCCCATTTGATCGTGGCGTCTACCCAGGCTTCGTCATCTCCACTGAAGTCCTTGCGTTCCGGGCGCTTGCTTTCCTTCTTCGGCTCGGCTTTCGCCCGGAGTTCCTGTAACTCGCGCTCCAATTCTTCCGCGCGACGCTCGGCGAGAACCCGATCGTTGTATTGCTGCGTCGCAATGTCCTCGGCTTCCTTCTGCGCTCGATGCTTTTTGGCGATCGCCTTAATCATCGAGTTGGACATTTCCCGCTTCTGTGCCGGGGTCAGTCCATCTTCGCCCTCGATCTCATCGGGGCTAGATTCACCGTCTGGTTTCGGCGTTTCCTTCGGGGCTTCCTTCTTCTCCGGCTCGAGACCGGCATGCGAGAGAAGGTGTTCCATGTTGCCGGAGTCGACTACGACTTGGGTCATTTCCAACCTATGATTTTGGTTTGAGCGGGTGGCACCAAGAGGTTTTGGCCGCCATAGTAGGAAATCGCATCATGACCCTTGGCTTGCAGGGCGCTCGCTAACTGGTCATGCGGCATACCCAACATTGCTTCGGGATTAACTCCCAATTGCTGCGCTGCGTGATCCACGTTTCTAGCCACTAGCGGGTTCTTTACATCGATATTCACCTGCGCCACGTTCCGGCCAGCCAGCTTGGCCTGTTTGGCGTCCGGCGTCAGGTTCACGCCTTGACCCAGCGAGCCTCGGCGGATCTTGCTGGCGTCGAATGCATCAAACTTGTCCGCATCCGTCCCGTGGTACCAAACCTTTGGCTGGGGAACGCCAAGCTGGTTACGAGGCATTGTTCGGCCTTTGCGCCGCCTGTTGAGCGGCTAACGCGCGATCCTGATCCGACTCAAAACTCGCATGCGCGCGCTCTACAGCGCCTTGGCTCGCCTCGAAGTTCCGCTGTCTCTCAGCCTCGTTGGCGCCATGCAGCATTTCATCGGCGGTCATCCGGGCCTCGTGGTCCCGATCCGCACGGCTGTCGATGATCTTGCCGGCGGCACCGATCTCGGCCACCGCAATCTGCGTCTCCGACCGCCTTTCGGTGTCGTGCGCCTTGACCGCAGCCATCGTCTGGGTGTCCTGGTTCTTCGCGGCAGCCTGAATCTGCGCCTTGCTCAGGCCAATCTTGAGGTCCTGTTGCAACGTCTGGATCTGCTGCTGCATCGCCTGGCGATCCTTGAGCAGCCCCTGTACCAGGCTCTTAGCGCGGCCCGACAACCCGGCCAGGATCTTCTCCATACCCTCTGGGGTCTGCGCGGCAACCCGGTCGGCAAGCTCCTGCATGTACGGATGGTCGATCGAACGGAATACGAGGTCCAGGCCGCTCTTCACCACCGCCTCGGCGAGGGCGGGAACCTTCATCAACTCGATCAGGTTCTCAGCCCCCTCTTCCCGCTTGGTCTCGTATCCCGGGCCCGTATCCATGACCACATCGTATTTGCCGACGGAGAGGTCATTCTTGACCTTCGATACCCCATCTTCCTGTTCGGCATTCTTTTTGTTGATCGGCACCATTTCTGCCTGCCCATCCTCCCCGATGATCCGCTGCATCCGGTCTTCGGTGAAATAATGGGGGATCCACTCGACCATGACGCGCCAGCACTGGGCGATCGCCAGGGTCGTATTGTCGTAGTACTGGAAATGTGACTGATCGGACAGGAACTGGCGACGTTTGATGGCCTGCCCGGATACCACTACGCCTTTCTCGTCCGCCCCGGGCTCGTTCGGCATGCCGGCGACAGCCATCAAGTTGGTGCGCATCCCCTGCACAAACTCGGCAAAGCCTGCCTCGACCTGGGGCGGTTCCTGCTTTGCCGGCGGCGGCAACAGAACGTCACCTTGGCCCGTCGCTACCGTCACCGGCTTGTACGTCAGGGTGATATAGGGGCGCTGGTTGCTATCCGTCCACTCCGGGTGACCATCGATCTGGCCCTCGGCAGCGACATAGCGGGCCATGCTCTCTAGGCCCAGTCTCTTGATCTTGGCCGTTTCCCCGTAATTCACCATCCGCTGGGGGTCCATCATGGACTCGACCATGCCGCGGCGCATGATCCGGCCGTCAATGTCCCGACAGTTGCCCTCGACCCTAAACACGGGGATGAACTGGCCCGGCACCTGTTGCCTTTCGACCACTTTCAGGCCATTCAGCCTAAACCACTCCACCTGACGCTTGATGCTGTCCCGGTCGTCAATGATCTGGCCGCCGCGCTCCTGAATGAATGCGGCAGCCTCATCGATGGATAGCTTCTGGCCGCCCTCATCCCGCAGCTCGTTGGCGTACTTCGTGAACTCCTCGCCGTTCGCGCCCCGGATCAGGTACAGAGTCTGGGGGATCTCCCGAATACGAAAGTATTCGGCCAGCCGGATAGATTCCTCGTCCTCCCAGTTCAGCCGCTGCTCGTCTCGAATACCCGACCAATTAATGTTCTTGGCGCTCGGATATCTGCGCCTGTACTCCTGGCGCTTCATCTTGATGCTGATAACGCACCAATTCTGGTCCCCGCCGTGGGGCATGATCGCATCAGGATCCATATCCACGCAGAAGGGGTTGCGGATCGGCAGAATCCGTAAGTCCTTGCGGAAACTGCGCGGATCATCGTATTCGGCGATCAGGCGGAAGTAGCCAAAGCCTCCATCCAGCGCGCAGGAGGCGGCAGTGTCGTAAGCGACCGAGGCCTCCGATCGCGTCTCAACGTGCCGTCCAATGCCGTTGATGACCTCGGCGACCTCTACATCCGCGCCATCCCCTACGGGGTGACATTTGCCCCTCGGCCGCTGCTGGCGGATGTTGTTCTCGACCCGCTTGCAGAGCGCATCGGTCAAATTGATCGTTAACTCAGGCTCTTCGGCGCTGACCGTTGTCGTTACTTCCTGATCCCACTGGGCGCCTTCCCGAAAGAGCATTGCCTCTTTGGCGCGCTTGCGGTTATCCGATTCGGCATTGCCGGCGATCTCCAATCGATCGCGAGCTTCGGCCCAGATCTCCGCCTCCGTGATGGCGGCGAACTCTCGATCCTCTTCGGTGCGCTGGGAGGGGCCGTCCATCAGTGCATCTGCCCCAGGTCGTCCAGCATTTCGATCGCCATCATCCCGCAGTGCGCGCAGATATAGGCCTGCTCCACCTGGTCATAGGTCAGCAGACATTGCTGTCGCCCCTTGGGGCATGGCTCAAAGTCGTCGGTTAGCACTTGATCTACAGGTTTCACGTGCGCATCCATGCATTATTCCCCCGGCCCCGATGCACCACTCGTACCTGCGGCGTCGGCTTGAACTCGGCCTCTTTGGTCAGTTCGGGGAACAAGTCGCTGAATCCCCAGATCATCGCATCGGCACGATTAGGGCTGTTCTCGCCCATGTAGCCGTGCGTAGTGAAGGCGGTCAACTCGTCCTCGAGCTCGCGGAAGAAGCCGGCAAATCGGATCTTGCCGGTCTCAACGAGGCTGGATACAGGCTCGGCACGGACTGCCTTGCCGCGACTGGCAGTCACCGGCCGAAAGGGGGTGCGAGCGCGGGCGGCGCGGATGGTCGAGCCAACCATTGCGCCACCAAAGTTAACCTCGGCAATGATTCTGTCGGCACGATGGCGGTCGAAGGCATCTGTTGCCACCTTCCCCCACGTAGCCGGTCCCGCCTTACAAGTGAGGTCTTCCAGGACGTACCCGTTGCCGTCCAGGCCAAGTCCCACGACCATGATCCCGATTTCATCGTTGTCCACGTTGTCTACGTCGTCGGCGCCGCTGGGGTCTACCGCTACGACGACGCGGAGCATGTCCGGCAAGGTGGATTGGTCCACTACGCGCCACTTCTCGATGCTCTCGTCCGAGAACAGGGCGTTGGGCCGCGGCATCCCGGAACTCGCCCTCGAGGAATCGCTTGCGCAGGCGGATCGGCAAGGACTCGAGCGTGCTGATGTAGTCGGCCGACAGGTTCGCCTGGTTGTCCCGTGGATTCAACTGCATGAACGCATAGTTCTCAGGGTCCAGGAGATAGCCCTTGGTCTCTGGATCCTGGTGCGTCTTGAAGAGCCTGTACGTCCAATGCCCCCGGTCCGGCGGGTTCTCGTCGTAATACAGCTTGGTCGGCAGAATGTTGCCGTGGATATCCCGCACCTGCTGGGCAAGACGGGTCATGGCGACGTTGCGGGAGCTGTAGGGGATCTGGCTGCACTCGTTCAGGAAGATCGTCACATACTCGTTGCCAAGGATCTTCTCGACCCGCTCCTTATCGTCCAAGCCCCCGAACCATACCTCCGAGCCATTGGGGAACTTGACGAACCAATCGCTCTTGTTCGGCTCCCACTCGGCCTCGGGGAAGACCTTTGCCATCACGGCGGGGAAGGTGTCGTAGAAGATGGACTGTTTGACGTGCCCGAACCGGAATCGAAGGATGGCATGGCGGCTTCCAGGCGCTCGGAGGGCACGAGAAACGATAGATGCGACGAAACAGAATGTCTTGCCGCTACGGCTGCCCCCGGCCAGCATGATGTGCTTGGCGGGAGAGCACAGCAGTTCGATGGCTTCATCCTGCTTCTCGGTCCAGGCGAAGGTCATGTCTCACCCAGCTTCCCGACGATCTGCACTGGCTGGGCGCCCTTGTGCTCGATCTCCTGTCCGGGCTTACCGTCCAGTCTGTCGGCAAGCATCATGACGGCCCAGGGCTTTCCTTCGGCCGCGAGGTCCATCAGGTTTTCTACCGTCTTGCGGATGCGATCGGCATTGTCCTGCGCAATGGCGCGCTTGAGCGCGGCGAGGAATGGCTTCTGCTCCTGCGTGGAGAGCCCTGATGGATTGCCGGATTGCCCTGGTTGCCAAGTCATAAGCGGTTGATCGGTATAGGGCCCTAGCTATCGAGCAAGTGGATGTGCACTGTCTCTGGCGTACCAGTGACTGACGAAGTTTTGCAGTTCCCCGGGATTCGTGAATTGCATGGATCTCTCGGGGCTTGTGGGGTTGTACTCTTCGCCGAGTAGGGTGATTACGTATCGATCCCCGTAGTTTCGGACGTTGAGGTATTGGCCTTTGCTCCAGCCGGGGGGGATTGGTTGTCCGGCAACAGCCTCACCGCTGATCGCTTCATCTTGCGCATCTGCCGGTTGCTGATCTTGTGCTTGCGGCGGAAGGCTTTGGGATCCTTGAGGATGGCTCCCAGCGTCAGAATGCGGACGGCGGACATATTGACCCTTAGGCATCGAGGATTCCACTTACGTCGAGTTCGCGGCAGATGACGTGCTTCTTGCCGGCAATCATCACCGTCGGGAATGCGTAGCCGCCGTACTCCCGGCCACCGATCTCCACGACATCCCCTGGCTTTACCTGCGTCGGCAGGAAGTTATGCGAATACTTGAAACTCCGGCGCAGCCTCTTGTCCTGCGTTCTACGGCCGTCTGCATCGAAATAGACCTTCGGGTGCGTTCCCGGGCCGACCGCAACAATCGTTCCGCGGATAGGCTTGATCTTTTCGATGAACGCGAGCGGCGAGACGATAGACGGCAACGGATCGATCAGGATATGGTCCAGCGTCATCCTGGGAATGGAGTCGAGGACCGCACTGGAGTCCTGCGATAGTTCACTGGATCGCGCGCCATCCATAGGTTAATGCCGTTTCCGCATCTTATCCCGATGACCGGGATCTAGTTTCGGACCCTTGCTGGTCTGATCCTCGCCCTTCATGTTGTCGGCCTTCTTCGAGATGCCCAGATGTTCTTCGAGCAGCGTCAGGCGGTCGTTATGCTCTCGCAGCATCTCGGCATGGCCACGAGCGTCCGAATCCTCCATGCCCTTCTTTTCCTTGGGCTTGGAAATGGGATCCCTGGCGGCGCCGTTCTTGACCGGCTCGGCCTCGCGGATCACCTTGCCGCCTGCGCCTCTCATTTCTTGATCCCGTTCTCGGCATCCGCTGTCTTGCGCACTGCACCACAGGCTTTTCCGTGGCTCAGGCCATCGGCGCTGTAGTCGGCAGATGGAAGACGCGGATTGCTGTTCGGCGTCAGCGGAGGAGCCGATTCCTTGGCTGTCGGTTTGTCCGACCAGCGGATACTGGCGCGCGTAGTGCTCTTACCCATGCCGCTTCTCCTGTTTACTGCGCTCTTTTGCCTCTGAATATGCAATCGCCAGCCGCTGCTTCTGCGGCCATTTCTGGTCGCGCTTATCCCCCATGAAACGGGAGATGAAAGTGGAGAGCTTTTCGCCCTTTTCGCGTGCCGGCATGATGTTCCCTATCTACCCTAGATTAGCGGCGAACGCCACCGTTATCCTGCATATACCAGACCGCCCCGAGCTGGATTGAATCGCACCCGCTTCGGATTGGATACATCGAACCCTACCGCTCGCAGGCCTTCCGCTGTCCCGACATTCCCCCCCGGCAGGCGAAACAGGAGGTCGGACTTTGGGGTTGCCTGGGTATAGACGCAGGCGACACCGTTGATAGTCGCCATCTCTTCCGGGCGCCACGGGCGGGTGAGTTCCCGAGGTTCGGTAAATACGGGGATGGATACGCCGTCCATCATGCGAGCCAGGAATGCTTCTGCGCCAGATCCATCAGGATCTTTACCTGCGCTTCTAGCGCGTCTACGCGGCTTTGGAGCGGGTTTTCTGTCGGCGGCATGGGAATGAGGCGGAGGGACTGCGGATCGATCCTGGGCTCGATTTCGGGCGTTTCTGCGGCATCTGCAACACGGAGTTTTGCTCGCATTACCAACCTTGGAAGGATTGCGACATGTGAAACGAGGCGAAGAACAAATTCAGGGTCATCGCCTTGAGGCTTTTGCTGCGTTTGCGACGGCGGCGGTCCATTACGAAATCTTCTCCACTACCTTGTAGTCATACAACCGCGCCCGAGAAAACGGAGAGATCAACATGGAACTACGTACCCTCAGGGTTCGCTTGCCGTCCGTGATATAGCTGGGCATCGGCTTGAGGTTTTCAGTTGGATCGGGACGGAGGACCTCGAAATTGGATCCACGGTGCAGGAGCTCATCAACCCATTCCGGCGGGAAGCGCTCCGTCAACGTTTACTCCCGAAAAATAGCGCCGGACTACAAGCGCTCAAGGGGGAATTTTACCGTACCCGAAACGGAATTGGATGATTTATTGGCACTGGGTCGGCGCGAACTGACTAGGCAGCGCCGGATTGGGAAGCGCGACGGTCATCCCTTCCTTGAGCGCTATAGCGGCAGTAGCACTAGCACCCCCCCAGTCGATCGGGCCGTTCATGCCATCGGCCAAGGGTTGCCCGCCAACAAATGGGGCGAGAATGATCTGCGCATTGACACCCTTGAGGGATGGGATCGCCAATCCGTCGTAAGTTATCGTAATGACCCCGCTGGCCGGCGCGATAGCAACCTGGACCACGTATTTCGATCGCTCGAAACTGGCGGCATAGGCGGGCGACGCGGACCCTACGCCAGCCATGCCATTGCTGGAGAAGCTTTCAGATACCGCTGTCTTCGCCTCATCAGCAACCGACAGACCTTCCGTTACCTTCGCACGAGTCGTGTAGTTCTGGTACTGCGGGATCGCAATAGCGGCGAGAATGCCGATGATGGCGACGACGACCATAAGCTCGATCAGCGTGAAGCCACTTACTTTGTTCATGGTATATCCCTCATCTGTTTGTCGGGCGCTCATGCTACCTCACACCGCGTCCCGTACCCGCTCGCGCATCAGCGATCCATCGGCGAGTCTCGAAACGATGCCGAGCTGCGTCGCCAGCGCTTTTGCCCTCTCCCAGCGGCGGAAGGCGTAGAGAGGTCCCCGGGCGATCGCCATGATCGGATTGCGGCGGTCAAAATCGATGCAGATCCACTTTCCCTGCCCGATGGGCTCCAGGAGAGGGCCGGCGAATTTACGGCGCTCCAGGCGCATCCCTAGGCACCCTCCGATTGGATCGCCTCGCGCTCAATTCGTAGCTCTCGCGCAGCCTCGTTCTCACATTCGTCCAGCAGAACAAGCGCCACATCATCTCTTCCCGCGCCGATCGGTACTTTCTTTTCTTGATCTGCCGCAGTTTCATGATTCTCCCTTAGGGCCATCCTGGCCGCTTGCAGTTGCTGCGGTAGCAATCTCTCGCCGGCAGCATGGCGATCGAGAATCCTCCGCGCCCAAGAGTCCCCGCCGGCATAGCCCTTGATGCGCGTCAGGGTCTTGCCGTAGATCGCTCGAGCTGCGTCTTTCTCGGCATCGGTCGGCGGCGGGGGAAGTTCTGGCGATGCCGTCGGAGGGCGCGTAGGAGGCGGCATGGAAGCGCCTGCAACTGGGCCGGCCTTGGATGCCTCCTTGCGTACCCAGGTCTGCCACGTCGCGTCCCAGTCGCATTTAAGGCCCTTGGCGCCGGGTACAGCCTTCCAGTAGTCCCGGAAGTCTTCCCAGATGGCGCGCGGATCTAGCCTCGGCGCACGTTCTCGTGCGTACTTGGCCCAGGACTCCGGCAGGGTTTGAACGGGTAGGCGCATGCCTTTGGACGACGTTGTTGCATCTGCGGCATTGGACACGGTTTCGGATGGTTTGTGCACGATTTAGGCCCGATTTAGCGTGTTTTTGGATGGCGTTCAGATCAAAACCTGCTGCTCGTAGTCCCGGGATACCCGGTCGTACTCGTCTCCAGCAGGAATCAGGGGAATTTGGCGGTATTCCTGCTCGATCCGGCGGCAGGCGATATCGAAGTATTTCTCGTTCTTTTCGATTCCGATGTAACCGCGGCCGTCCATGACGCATGAAACGCCAATCGGCCCACTCCCCATGAATGGATCGAGGACAGTCCCATCCGGCATCCACGGAAGATTGAGAATCCAAGTCGATAGAGCCGCTGGCTTTTGTGTCGGGTGATAGCTTTCCCCGCGCTCGGAAGCTTTCATCATTCCATTCCAAAGATGGCGGAAACGACGCACTCCCTTCACAAAAT